ATTATCCATGAATTGTTTTTAATTTTTTCTAAATTTTTCATATTATTTATTTTTATATATATCTTTTATCAAAACACTAAAAAAGCCAAAGAGAAAATTCCCCTTGGCTTTTTTTTGAATTATAAAGAAAAACTATCCTAAAGAAATTCCTTGCATTGCAGCTGCTAGTTTTTTCTCCAGATCTTGTAGAATTTGATTATCTTTTTTAACATCATTCAATGCTTGATCAAAAGGTCTATAAAGTTCGATAAAAGAATTTGCATCTTCTACTCCTTTTCCTGTTGCTTTATTTAAAAAATAATGGGTTGCTTCTACGGGTAAAGCTCCTAGATAAATAACATTATCTTTTATTTTTTCAGTTTTTAACTTTTGGATTTGTTTATAAATTTCAATTACACCCAAAGCCTGTGTAGAACTCCATTCAGCTTCTTCTTTGATGAAATTCTCATATTTTTTCAATAGAGATTCATTCATAGAAATAGCATATAATTTTTCTCTATTTTCTAATCTTCTTGTCTCAACTTCTTGTTCTGTTGCCTTGATTAATTCATTATCCACAGTTACATTGATTTCGCTATCATTGAAATCAATTGCTGTAGATCCTCCAGGTAAACTTTCCTGATTTAAAATTTTAGCTTCTTTCTTTGCCATTTTTATTTATATTTTATTGTTTATTTTTTATAGATAAAATAATAATAATGTTTCATTAGATTTCGAAAATGTCCAATTCACTTCTATTATGATCTAAATAGAATTTTAAAGGTTCTCTCAAATCTTTACATTTATAGATTTTGGCAGGTCCATTTGGTCCGATATGACACAGAAATCCATCTTCCGTTTCCAATCCAATTTCTTCGTATAACATTAATCTATACATACTTATCTGTATAGAATATTCATTTAGATTATTTTGATGCAACCAGTTAAAAGGTCTTAATAATTTTCCATATTTACCTTTTGAATGATTGTCATGTGTAAAATCTCCGTTAGTTTTCCAATCCCCTATTATTATAATATATTTACCAGTCTCTGGATTCAAGTATAAAAAAGGCTGATCTATTGTTCCTGCTAATCTCCATTTTTTACAAAAAATTCTCAATTCAGATTCTAAAGGAAGTAGATGTTTAATTCTTTTTTCGTAGATATCCATGAATTTTTCAATTCTATCTTCGTATATAGGGTCTTCTCCAGGAATAACTTCAGGATCAAGTCCGCTTAAAAAATCTTCTATAAATTTATGAACTCTAGTACCAAGAGTCATCGATGTTTGGGATTTTACATCCCATTCATTTAGAATTACAGAAGGATCTACTCCTCTCTCTTTTGCTTTTTGTTTTGACCAATAATCTTTATTGAAAGGCTCCTTAAATACTTTTAATAAAGTAGTAACAGAATCGAATTTTTTCCCAGAATATTTATATACGTGGTTTTTTTCGTCAAATGTAAAATTTGGATCTTTAAAAATAGATAATTTAGAATCTAATATTTTTTTATATTCTAAAAGATTTTTATCATATTCTGAATTTTTTATAAATTTCATTTTATAAAGAAATTCATTATAGAAGACCAATAAAATATCAGTCCAAAAATTAAAGATAATTGAAAAATAAATTTAAGAATCCAAATCCAAGATAATTCTCTAAATAAAAATTGATAGATAATAAGCCAAGAATTATCTTGGGTTCCTTCGATAGGTTGGATACCTGTAGTCAATAATTCTTCTAGATTTAAATATTTCAAATATTCATTTATTGGTTTCATTTCAGAAATGACAAAAGAAGGTTTTGATTCTTCCGGAAAATCAGGAGACATTGTAACTTGAGGTGGTAAATTAATTACCGTGTAAATCCTATAAGCCCAATCTCTCCTTAGTTTTGCTCTTGACCACCTAGGAGAATTTAATTCTTCATTCTTTACTATTTTACAGTATTCTCTATAAAGCTTAATCTCTTTTATTACTTTCAATAATCTAAACATGGTGATATTTTACCTTTTTTACTTTAGCTTTTGTGGTTTGTTTCGGGTCCATTTTTTTTCTTATTCTTTCTCTAGCTCTTCTTATCCTAGTAGCAATAGATCTTTTCTTTATCCCATATTTTTCAGCAATATCTTTATACTTCATATGGTTAATTTCTCTATCCACCATTATTTCTCTGTATATTTCAGGAAGTTCTCTAATCTCATCTAATACCGATTCATAAACGCTATCTACTGTTTTTTCTTCGAATAAATAAGAATATGCTGGATCTTCTTCCATTACATATTGGCCCCCAAGATCTCCTAATGTAGATTTATTAGAAAAATATTCCATTTCTGCATCAGCATGTGTGAAAAATCTTTTCCCGGTTTTGAGGATTAATAATGATTCGTTTCTAGCAATATTATAGGTCCAAGTTGAAAAATTAGCTCTTTCGCTATCATACTGATGAATTTTTTGCCATATTTTAGTCATCGTATTAGAAAAAGCATCTTCTGCTAATTCTTGACTTTTTAATATCATGAAACAATGATTTGTAATTCCTGGCTTTAGTCTTTCGTAAAGTACTTTAAAAGATTTTGATGATTTAGAATCAATAAAAGATTCTGCTAAAGATTGAATGTTGTTCTGTCTTTTCATAAGCATTCGTTTTTTTGTATATAGAAATTAAAATTTACTTGTCTTTGATAAGTATTTTTGACTTATTCTTGTTATTTCTATTCCTCCATCAGAAAGAAATAACAATGGTTCAGTATTCCTATAAACTTCACAGAAAACTATTCTTTTTATACCCGATTGTATAATTAATTTAGCACATTCATAACAGGGAGAAAGAGTAACATACATGGTAGATCCCATGGAACTCTGTGTGCTTTTAGCTAATTTTGTTATTGCATTAGCTTCTGCATGTAAAACATATGGCAAAGTTACCATTTCTTCGCTTTCACATACATTTGGAAATCCAGAAGGAGATCCATTATATCCATCCGATATTATGGATTTATTTTTTACAACTAAACAACCAACCTGCATTCTCTTACAGTGAGAGGATGTTCCCCAGGTTTCTGCCATTTTTAAATAAATCAGATCGGATCTTATTTCCTTAGATTCGAAATCTAATTGGGAATCTAAAGTATTATTCTTTATCGTATAACAATCCAAATTTATAATATCTGGATTATTCCTTAAATGATTTGATATTAGATCACCCTCACTTCTATTTTCTTTCTCGCTACTCATATATACAGATAATTATATGATAATTATCGTAAGAAAAAAATAATATGATTAAAATCTTCTAGAATCGGGTCTAAAAGGAGAATCCATGGTTTCCATAAATAATGGACCTTCTAATAAGGATACCATTTTTGCTAATAAAATTTTTATATCATCAAGATCAGTAACACTAATTGAATTATCCTTTGTCTCTTTTTTCGTAATTTTATCAGGACTAGTAGTTTTTATTTCTTCTTTGCTCTTAGTTTCCTCTTTCTTTTCCTCTTTTTTATTTTCACGAGGACTTTTAGGCTTAGGCTCGTTTTTAGATTCTGAGATTTCTTCCTTATTCTGTTTCGGTTGAACTTTTTTAAGCTGAGGTAAATCCTGGAATAATTTAGATTTTTCTTCTTCTGGATTTTTCTTTTTTAAAGTATCTTTTATTTCTTTTATTTTTTCAATCTTCTCTATCCCTCTATCTTTATTCCCTATTAATTGTGTTGATATCCCTATATTTTTAGATAGCAATGAATTTTTATTATCTAATAAAGATGATCCAATTTTTTCTATTTTTCCTCGTGTATCTGGATTTGATAATATATCTTTACTTTTTGATAAAAAAACATTTTTTTCTTTCTCTAGAAATTCTTTTCCCCTATTTATTTTACCTTGAGAATTTTCTAGTTTGGTTTCTTTCTTTTCTTTTGAACTTGGGGGATTTAATAAATTTTTTAGATTTATTTCTTTATTCTGATTTTGTTTTATCCCAGAATTTATTTCAACCCTATCGGGTTCAGTTTTTAATTTAGATTCGGGTTTATTAAGTTTTTGTACATCTTCTTTAGTGAATGATTCTTTAATATTTTTTATTGTATTTAAAGAATCAGATTTTAATTCTTCTAAATATTTATTATAAGGATTAATATCACTGGTTAATATATTAGATTTAGATTCTTCTGGAGTTATTTCTTTATTTTTTTTATTGGCTAGATTTAAATTTTGATCCGCTGTTTGGATAATAGAAGGTTTATTTTCTTTAAAATTATTTTCTATTTCTAAATTTTTATTTTCACTAATTTTATTATTGGTAATAATAGTAGATTTTTTTTCTAATCTACCTACAATTGGTACCTTTTTATCAATCGGAGATATTTTATTTTTATCTATTACATTCCCAGATTTTAGTGATTTTCCTACGATTTCACTTAATTTTTTTTCTTTTACCTCTGGAATAAATTTTGTTATTGATTCTAAACCTTTAGTAGTATTTTCTTTTATCTGGTTTTTGATACTATTAGAGGTCTCTAGGTTAGATTTGGACATCTCCGATATACCCTTTTTGAATATATCTTTTAATGATTTTAGGAAATTAGAATTTTGATCCTCTAATATGGATTTACTTTTTTTATTTGGTGAATTTTCTTTAGAAGAATTATCAGATTCAGTAGAAATATTATTATTCTTAACTTCACTAGTAAGAGATTTAATATTTCTGCTGAGATCCGATAATTGATCTATTAATTTTTTATTTATATCCATAATGTATATATCAGGATATAATAATTATTTATTTTTTAAGACTGAATACTTGTTTAAATCCTTTAGATTCCATATCTTCCTGAGATTCAATTTCAATAGATTCATTTATTTTTTCTATCCATAATTGATATTCATAAAACGGTAAAGATTCCAAGAATGTTGGATCTATTCCATGTTCTCTCCACAATCTAAATTTTATATCAAAGTAATTTTCCAAAGATATCTGAAATAAGGAAAAGAGATCTGATTCCTCCGGGAAAGGTAATATCTGCGATGACCTCCCCTTCATCGCACACTGGACATTTTTGTTTTGCCTCTGTTTTTGTTCCTATTTTTATTCTTTCAGATATTTGATAAAGTAAACTAAATTGTTCTTTTGTCCATTCTTCAGAAGTTCTTTTCATTATAGAAAGAATGTAATCAAATGTAAGACCTCTCCATTCGGATATAATAAAAGGTGCAATTTCTAAAAATCCATCTTCAATTTCAATATTTCTAAGGGAACAAGTAGAAGAAAAATTAGATAATTCCTGGGTAACCCCTATGCTAGGAACAAACACCTCGAATGATTCATTAGTATCTTTAAGTGTGAATATAAAAGATCTTCTAGATGGATTATATCTTTTGTAAATTTCAGAATCTAATTCATAAGAACTTAAATTACCAGATCTAAGTTCAAATCCATCAACAAATGGACATTCCTCGGTTGCTTTACATAGTTTTTTAGGTTTCAGAATTAATGAATTTTCTCCTCTTAAAAAAGTAAGATCTCTAATTGCCATTATAATATAAAATCTATCTTCTTGTTTTAAATCCTTATAACTAACTACACCAAATCCTGGAAAATCTATTCTTAAACATCTCTCTAAAATAAAAGATAATTTTCTTTCCAGATCAAGTCTATCATCTTCATCTATAGTAGAAAAATGTCTTATTTCTTTAACGTCACAAGGTCTTATAGCCATTCTGGTTCCTTCTGGATAAAAAAGACCTTTAGAAGGTAATAATGTAGTTGGTAAATTTTTCCAATGAATTTCAAAAACTGCATCTTTTTTATTTATTGTTGGATCTATTTGTGTCGGTTGTACAAGATCTATTACTTTTTCTTCAATTTGTATAGTCTCTTCTTGATCAATAGGGTTTGGAATTTCTTCTTTTACCTCTTCTTCTTGAGTTAAAATAGAAGATGATTCTTGATCCGTTTCATTTTCTATTGGGTTATCAAATTCTATCCCTCCCAATAATTCTTTACTTTTTAATAGCTCCTCTGGAGATATTCCTATAAGGTTTTTCATAATTAATTTGTTATTTATATTATATAACCAAACACAAAAAAAGAGACAAATTTTGTCTCTTTTTAAATAATTATTTTTTCATTATTATAAGAATGTATCTGTCCAATAATCACAGATCCAGGATACAGCAATAACATAATTATTAGCTTGCTCATAATCAAGATCCATTGGTGGAATTGCTTCAGATAAAAAACAAGAAGGAATGCTAATTCTTCTAAATACATTTCCTCTTTTATCGAATATAGATACTACCATAGAACCAACATAATCCTTTTTGATCCCCATTGCTCCTGTTAAAGGATTGTATATTAAATCTGACCATTGTCTTAGAATTTTATATACTTCCATTGAATTCGTTTCGGGATTTAAGTTAACTTCAAATTCCATAGATATAGTCATATCCGTAGTTGAAGGCTCACCTCCAGCATATCTACGGGTAGCAAATTTATAGTTTTGATCAACTGTTGCAGAAGGTGTAATATCAACTGCTAATCCAGAAATACTTCTCACACTTTGAGCTAATATTCCTTCTCCTTTGAATCTTTGTGCAGCAAGAGGAATACCATCAGGTGGATTAATAATAACCTCAAATTGATTAAGGTATACAGGTTCGTAGTTATTTCTAGCAGCTACTGAATTACTAAAATGTGGAAGTCCAGCCATATTAATTTATAAATTATAAAAATAAATCATCCCAATAATCAACAGCAAATTCCATATCGTTAATTGTGTATATACCTTCATCTGTATAGTTCAATCCCATTTCAGGAAGTGCTTTTAAAGGAAATACATCTCTACAATTAATTCTTCTATAGACATCACCTTGCTTATTAAAAATTGAAATCAAAATGTTTCCAGTGTAATCTTTTTTAAGTCCCATCGCACCCGTAAGTGGATTGTAAATCAAATCGGACCACTGTCTTAATGTTTTGAAAACATACATCGAATTAGCATCATTTAAATTGACAGTAAATGAAAGACTAATGTTCATTGTAGTTTCAGAAGGTTTAGCACCCGCATAATTTCTTTTTGCGAATTTGTATTTTTGTGTAGTTATCCCAGGATTTTTATCTAATGCTAAACCACTAACTTTAGTTACATGTTCTAATAATAAATTTCCTCCGCCAACTCCATTAGGACAAGTTATTTGTGCCTCGAATTGGTTAAGATAAACAGGCTCATATTTATTTATAGAAGCCTGTGAATTTGAAAAATGTGGTAAACCTGCCATAGTGTTTTTTAGTATATTTATCCGACTTTAAGAAAAATCAAAAATTACATATTTTCATATATATCAATATATTATTAAAAAAATCTAGGAAACATATTATAATTTATGATATATATTATAAAACCAGCACAAGGAATATGAAAACTATAGAGGATTTAAATGATTCGATTAAAAAAGGAGAGATTAAAACTAATTTTATTTCTAGATTTTTAGAAAAAAATCAGGAGATGAAAGAAATGATATTTTTAAAATCTATCAATATAGAAAAATATTATACAAATCCATCTATATTACAAAGGCTTAAATTTATTATTGACGGAGGAATCATAGAATTTTGCGAATGTGGGAATCCTTTATTATGGAGGAATTTCACAAAAGGCTACAATAAAACATGCGGATCTAAAGAATGTTCGACAAAAAAAAATATAGAATCGGTAAAAAAATATTATAGAGAGAAATATGGAGTAGACCATTTATTTAAAACTGATAAATTTAAAAATAATATAAAAAATACATTTAAAGAAAAATATGGGGTTGATAATCCATTTAAAAGTAAAGAAATAAAAAATAAAATAAAAGAAACTAATCTTTTAAAATTTGGGGAAACCAATTGGTTAAAGGTTCCAGAAAATAGAGAAATAATAGCAAATAAAATAATAGCAAATAATAAAATAATCAGAGAAGAAAAAATATCAAATAATAAAATTCCTATTGAAATTATCGAATATTCAAAAAATCAAAAGGTTATTATCAATTGTAATAAATGTAATAATAAAAGTGAATTTTCGATTTCATTTTTTAATAAGAAAATCCAAATACAGGAAAATCCATGTTTAATATGTAATCCTTTATTAAGATCTACATCGAAAGGGGAAATAGAACTTTTTTATTTTATTGAATCTATATACGAAGGTAATATAATAAAAAATGATAGGAAAATTCTAAATGGCAAAGAAATTGATATATATTTACCAGATTTAATGATGGCATTTGAATTTAATGGAATTTATTATCATAGCGAAATATTTAAAGATAAAAAAGATTCTCTATACAAAAAACAATTATTATCGGATAAATCCATAAATCTAATAACAGTATGGGAAGACGACTGGGAGCAAAAAAAAGAAATAATAAAAAGTAGAATAAAATCATTATTAAATAAAAATGATAAAATATATGCCAGAAACTGTAAAATAATAGAAATATCCGGTAATATAGAAAGAAAATTTTTAGACGATAATCATATACAAGGGTATGTTCCCTCGTCCATTAAAATAGGTCTATATCACAACGATGAATTAGTTTCAATTATGACATTTGGATCATACAGAAAATCGTTAGGTAAAAATAAAGTGATAGGGGAATATGAATTATTAAGATTCTGTAATAGATTAGGGATTAATATAATAGGTGGAGCATCTAAGATTTTTAAATATTTCATAAATAAATATTTACCTAATAAAGTTTTATCATATCAAAATAATTCATGGAATACTGGTAATCTTTACGAAAAATTAGGATTCATCAAAAAAAATATGACGGATCCAAATTATTATTGGGCAAAGGGTAATTTAAGATTCAATAGATTTAATTTTAGAAAGGATAAATTAATAAAAGAAGGATATGATCCAAATAAAACCGAATCTGAAATAATGTATAAAAGGGGATATTATAAAATATGGGATATGGGAAATATAAAATGGGAATACGAAAAAACCATTAGATAAATCTAATGGTTTTTATTAATAAAATCTAAATATTTTAAACAAATTGGGAGAATCCACCAGAAGCGATACCTCCGGTTCTTGTTACAGTAATCCTGTTGATAAATTTTTGTATACCTCTAGCTGGTTCTATTATGATATCAATAACACCCATATTCATATCGATAATTTCTGGAGTATTATTCGAAGTATCCATAATAGTTTGGTAAGCATAAATACCTCCTGCTGATTGAACTCCATCTAAATAATTATCAACTAAAGTTTTAATTTCAAGTCTAATAGAATCTTCATTGAAATCGAAAAGGTAATTAGAAAGAATAGATTGAACATCAGTCTCTACTGAAATTAATAGATCTCTTACGTGAAGTAAATTGAAAGCTGAATTTACCGTTTGATATGCTGTTTGATTTCCAAAGATAACAACTCCAACCCCTGTTCTTTTGATTATAGGGTTTATTCCAAAAGGCTCTAAATTTCCTCTGTCTTCATCAGTAAAGTCATATTCTACACCTACTATATTACCCCCTGAAAGAACTCCTCTTTTTTGTCCAGCTACTATAGAATAAGGTTCTCCTGCTGCAAATTTTCTAACATAATTATTCGAAACGAATGCTGCTGGTGGAACGTTTATATTTCTATTTGATTCTCTAATCGTAATATAAGGAGAGAAGAATCCGCAGAATTTAGATCCATCATCTTCTCCAGGAAGACTGAAAGTATAAGAAGGATTTAAAGATAAATTTCCTCCATCTGCAATATATCTAGTTTGTAAAGAAGGATACGGATTAACCGCAGTAGGTGCATCAGTAAACCTAGGATCTGTACTATTTCTAAATTGAGATATAGAAGGAGCATTTATTAACGCCATTGCTTGTTGTCTGTTTTTAGCAAGCAAACTTAATTGACGTTTAGAATTAGGTAATATTTGTCCAGAGAATGTATCTATGACATATCTAAAACTAATTATATCTTTAGCTGCTAATGTTTTTGCTATATTAGTGTCAAACATAACATCCAATATTTCGGAAACTCTATCATCAGTTCCATTAGGTCTATGTGATTCTTTCATTGCAAATCCAGAAAGATAAGTAAAATCAAAAGAAGTTGTAAACTCAGGAATTGATTTAAATTTTTGTACTCTTTGGCTTGTTGATCCTGAATAATATAAAACCGGTCTTGCACATATTACTCTATAAACTCCAGATGTTGTAGTTGATGCTACAGTTGTAATTTTAGCAAGTCTATTTTGTGTATTTCCAGTAGACGGTACACAAATATCAAGATCAGTAGATACTACTAAATCTCCTACAGAAAAAGGTACGCTTCCATTAGAATCCTCGGTAACTGTAAATGTTGTTGAATTTATTTGTGTAATATCAACATATTCAGAAATCCCTCCTACTTGAGAGATTATATCTATTTTTTGTGAATCTACAGGTAAACCTATATTGTCCGAAGCATAAGAAGGATTAACCCCTCCTCCGAAAGTAGCTATATTAGTAATAGTAGTATTATTTCTAGAAACGTTGGTAAATGCTCTGACATAAACTAGATTAAATTGATCTCTATCTACTATAGGTTCAAATCCTATATATTGTAAAGAAGAACCATCAGATGATAACCAGATATTATCTCCATCTATTATTTCATTATATTTATTATCTTGGTATAATTGAGATGAATTATATGCAATAAGAGCATTAGAAACTCCTAAAGGTGCATTTGGTCCTGTTACCCCATTAGGTGTAGATATACTTTGAATATCAAAATAATCAGAATCACCAAATTGGTAAGAGCTACCGTATAATGGTCGATTACTTCCAGAAGCCCCGGTATTATATGATGTTAAATTAAAAGTTGGTTTTACTGTTATTCCCTGTGCTCTATAGAAAGAAATATCTAATGGGTGGTTAAACAATATTCTTAATTCTCCACTAATTTCTTTGGTTCCTGTAACTTTAAGTTTAACTAAATCTCCTTCTTGGTATTGACTTATAAGTCCTCCTGTTAAACCTCCAGTGTATCCAGAAACTACACCTAATATGAATTTTTGATCGTCCGAAGAAGTTACGCTTAAAAATTCTTTTAATTGAGTTTTTTGTGAAGCTGTAGATATACCTCCGATAGTTCCAGTGAGTCCTGATGTTTCTAAATAATGTAATCCTCCATCATATGAATTGGGATCATAAGCAGCAAAAGATTGTTGAATAATACCAGCAGTAGCTCCCGTAATTCCGACACTTAATGTAAATAAAGTACCAACTTTAGCTCCGGTTGTATATACGGTTGCTCCTGTAGCACTAAAGAAAGGTCCTGCACCTGTAATACCTACAACATTTTGAGTGTATAAATAATCAGCTACTAAAACTTGATCATAACTTAAGAATTTTATTCTAGGATTTATTAGATCTCTATCTCCTGTTAATTCATCTATAAGATGATTACCAACTAAATCAATTTTAGAATTACTATTACAAATATCATCAAATGCTTTTTCATCAATAGCACAGAAAAGACCAGTCGATGGAGTATTCTGATTTACTAGAGTTTGTATATATTGGTTATTTCCATTAAGATCTATAAAATCTGGTATTATACATCCAGTTACCGATGTGACAATAGAAACGTCAGGATTAGATAAAAAAGAATCTATTTTACTTTTAACAAATCCATTGTTTGTAAAGTATCCGGATCCATCTCCTCCATTATTAGGATCTTTATATCCCCATTTAGGATCAACTGCTAAAGATGTATAAT